CATGACGCCAAATGGCGGCACCCAAAAAGACTTTGCAACGACAGCCAAGAATATCACCAACTTCCTTGAAGGGCGTGGCGGCGGTGTCGCGCGTGAGATGTTTGGGCAAGACCAAGTCAACATGTTGAAGGACTTCTCTAACATCATGGCGCAGTCTGCGGCACAAAGGGTTGCGCCTACCGCCCAGCAAATGGGGCCTCTCCGTTATATGCTGAAAAAAGCGCCGCGTGAGTTGGTCGACAACTTTTTGATCCCGATGGCCTACGCGCACCCTGTTGCGGGCGCGGTGATGGCCGCTTTGAAATCAATCATTGATCTTGGTGGCGCATACAAAAACGCACCCGAGTATTTGTCGAGCGTGGCGAACGCGCCGTTCACGCGCCCAGCGGAAAGAAAAGTCATGCCTGAGCTTCGCAAAGCGATCCCTCTGGGGGTTACTGAAATGAACCGGCAAGAAGACCTTAGCCGTCGTGGCCGTGCCACCGGTGGCAAGGTCGGGAAATTAAGCGCGTCAACCAAAGCAGCAAGATTGATTGCTATGGTTGACCGTATTAAAAAGGAACAGGGCAACGAAACGAAGCCCTTGTTAAACCTTGACGACACTACCGTCGCCAAGGCACTCGCAATCGCCAATAGGGGTATCTAATGGAAAACTTTGAACTTGAACTGAAGCTCACCGTCGCGCACGTCGATGCTATTTTGAAGCATCTTGCCAAGGGCACGTATGAAGAAGTGGCCCACGTCATCGCATTGTTGCATGGCCAAGCGCAGCCACAAATCCAAGCCGCCGCAGTTGCGACGCCTCCGGTTCCTGCAGATCAGCCTACAGAAGCCGCTAATCCTCCGGCATAAATTTGGCATAGGACAATGTGCGGATGACGTAGCCTTTCTGCTTTGACGAGTAGCGGGCTACGTCAAACGTATCAAAATTGTCGCAGAGCCACATGACCATCAAAGCAAAAATCAGGCTATCGCCATAATACGCGATCAAATCGTTCTCGGGATCAAAATCATTCAATTGCTGAGCGACGCGATATTCAAAGCGGTGGATATTTTCATCGCCAAGAAGGTTGTCAAACATCGGGCGGTCGCAGACATAGACAATTGAATCGGCCAAACCATCAAGGTCCTCAGAATCAAATCTGAAACTTGGGTTTGGTGCAAACACCCGCTTGTACCTTCTCATATAAAACTCCTTAGCCACTTCTTCACTTCTGATGTAAAATTTAGACCCCCTCTATAATCCGAGGGGGTGTTGGCCGCAACAAACATTCGGGTATGGGTGCCCTTCCTGGCATATATTTTGTAGTGACCAACGGTCTGTTTTATATCATCTATTTCCACTTCAAGACGATCAAATATTTCAACTATTTCCTTCAATCTTTTCCGCATTATTAATTGTCCTTAATGCATCCGTGAACAATTTGTCGCCAATGTAGGAACGGACGCCGCCGAGCACTTGCAGGGCGTTGTCTCGTTGCCGTTCAGCCTCGGCCAATTTTTTGCGGAGGCTGATGATCTCGTCGATTGTGATTTTGTCCGCATGGCGGTCGGTTGGGGCGTAGGGCCCCAACCATCCTTTTTGTGTCATTTAGGTGCCCCTGTGGTCTGAACGACGAGGTGTTCAAGAGCATCCATCATGCCCGGTGTCACAACAACTGGCAAGCCGTGATTTTCAAGCCCCTTGCCAAGCCCTGCTTGGACGCGGAGCTGCCCCACTTGCTGGAGGATCGGGATCGCGCTGGCGAGCTTCTCGGCCTCATACTTTTGGTTGACGGCATACTGAATGTCCGAATCAAAAATGAACGTGTCCGCCCAACCAATGAAGTTCAGCGTAATGCCAACCGACGCAAAGTAGTCCTTCGTCGCTTTCTCAACTGCGTTCATGATCGGAACCATGTCCGTGTTGGCCTCGTCAAACGTCCGGCGACCGATCTCGTTGCAGACCAATGTCTGCACTTTCTTGCGACCGACGTCGTCCATGACTTCCTGCAAAGAGCGCCCGTAATAGACCGAGGTGAAAATCACCTGCGGGTCAGTCGGGGAGCCCTTGGGAGGTGTGACGCCGAAGTTGTAGAGGAACTTGGCGGCGTTCTCCTCAGCGACGCTGGTGCCGATGCTGACGCCAGCGGTGATGTTCAAACCCTCCTTTGACTGGCACGGAAAGCTCTCGTCCCTATTGCTGGTGCCACGGCTCGACGACCGAACCCATTCGCGGCTGTAGGGCGTCCTGTCGACGATATAGAGGCGACCGGTTGGGACATAGAAGTCCCAGCCGAGGAAGCCGCCTGAGCCACCGAGCTTGGTATGCGGGATCACAAAGCGCTTTGAAGCAATCTTGCGCTCGGCATAGTATGCCTCGCTTTCAAACTGCTTTTGATCGTCTTTGTTTGCACCGACGTCAGGCACCCAAAAGGCAGACTGGTTTGGCAAGATTGTGTAGGCTTCCGTCTTGTCGGCGCTGTCCGCATAAGCCCACGCGCGATCCGCTACCGCCCCCGATACGGCGAAAACAATTGCCCCCGCCATAATCGCCTTGAAGAAAGCCTCAATGTTGCCTTTCCAGATGCGATAGAGAGTGAACAGGGTCACAAAGAAGATCGCCAATTCAAAGATTTTGAACATCATCATTGTCGACGATGATTCAAAATATGCCGCATTGGAGTTGTTAAATTGGTTCCCCGCAACATCGCCGGTCACCAATGTCTGCACTGATGAAAATGCCATCATGGCTACTGAGTACACAAAAATTGTGACCAGTGTTGCAATCCACTTATTCTTCATCTTCTTCCCCTTCTGCAAAACGCCAAGCAACAATATTGTGTCCACTAGGGGCTTTGTTGCTCCAGTTCCAAAGTTCCGAGCGACGTTTGTGGGTACTCCTTTCACCGTTTTCCAAAAATACCTCGGTGTACTTTCTTTTTGCTTTTTCTGGGGTAATATCCTCAGATGTCGCAATATGCGGACGCCAGTATTTTTTTCTGGCTTCCCTTTTTTCAATTTTTTCAATCATTTCATCGCGAAGTTCTTTGATCAGGTTGGTTACCCAAATTCTGTCTTCAGTTTTCATTTTTGCTCTCCATCAGGTGAAATTGCATTTTGAATATCAAGTGCAATGGTAGGAAGGTTTGTTGGTGATCCATCACCGGCGAGACGAGCATACCCAACAATGTCGTCCCAATGATCGCGGAAATCTTGATCGCCACTTAAAATGCGAGAAATTTTCAATGCGACCATTTCAAGCGATTCTTTTTGCATGTCGGTCAATTTCTGCCAGTTCCTGCCGCTACGCATTACATCTTTAAGCGACTGGCTCAGACCAGCATTTTCCAAGAAGTTGCCGTGAGTTTTTTGACGAGTAGCCAAAATGTTCATTTTGTTCTCCAAATGAAATTCTTGATTCTGGTATATAAGCTCAATTTCTGCGGTTGATATTTTTGTGTCTTCTTCTCCTGTTTGATTTGATACCATTCGTCCGGGTGCCCCGCTTTCCCTTGACGGTAATACAATTCTGCCAAAATGTCGTAACGCTCTTCCCAGTCGCGAATGACACGACGAAGGCGTCTTTCTTCCGAAGGGGTTCCAACCAGTGGCTGCGCCTCGATCATATCCCATCTGCGGTCCTCACGTCTGCGAACCTCGCTATCATATTTTTCTTTCAGTGCAGTGTTCTCAACCTCAAGGTCTGCAACGCGCCGTTTAAGACGCTCATAATCCAATGTTGTTGGCATGATCAATTTTCCCATTTGTTTGGCTGCAACAATTTGAATGTGTTGCCGCCGTGAATATCAGTCTTTGCTTCAATCTGAACCGCATTAATGTCGCTCAAAATTTTCATTTGTGCGCGGACGGTATAGCGATTGCTGTCAAACTCTTCGGCAAGCTCCTCATATGTCTTTGAGAACGACGTATACCCATACACAGCGTAAATCCTGATCCACAAAATCTTTGCCGATGCGCTGGCTATTTTGTGGTTCAGCATCTTCATAATCAAATTTATCATTTCTTCTCCTTCTCGTATTTAGGGCGCAACCCTTTGAGACGCTTTATCGCATTCTCGGGATACGTCCTGCTAATATGCAAGATTGATTTAATTTGTTCAATCTTGCGGCGTCTGTCTCTGCGACTTGATAAATCGCTGATGACAAATTCATTTTCAAAATCATTCATTGCAGAAACGGTTTTGATGCATGCTCTGACAACACTGTCGCGA